CTCATTTGCGACACGCTTAGCAAAGTCTGCACCTGGGTTACTGCCATCTTCTTTGATGTCGTTATCGCCTACAACAAATACAGTTTCGTATCCCATAAATAACTTAGGAAAGTGTGGCTTCCAAGACTGCACGCCGGGTACTCCAACTGCTGGAATACCTAGCATCCCGCTAGTGATGACCGCATCTAACTCACCTTCGCAGATAACTATATGCGGTGACATTGGTATTACATCTGAGACATTGTAAAGGTGTGCCTTCTGCCCAGTTGGTGAGCCATACTTAGGCTTGCCATCATCCAAGCGACGGAACTTGAAGCCTACGCAACTGCCACCGGCAGTGATGTAAGGGATGGACATCCATCCTTGATACATCTCGTGACCGTTCATTGGATCGGTTACCGTGCCTAGTTCAAAGCGAGCAGCTACTGCCTCAGATATTCCACGTTCGTCTAGAGCGACTAGAGTTTCCGGACTTACCTCTTGGGCGTATCGCCGCGCCGCTTCCAGTAGCAATTTCGACTGCGCGTTTGAGGCCATCCTTAAACTCCAAGTTCTCTATGATGCAGACAATACTGACTGCATTACCACCCTTACCGCAGGTATGACAAAAGTATAAATTGTTGTAAGTATTAATTACAGCAGACCTGCGTGTGTCACTATGCAAGCAACACTTAACTGATACATCAGCTCCTTCTCGGACTTCCCCACCGAAGTAGGAAACGATTGGTGCTATGGGGATTGAACTTGCATCAGCGGAGTTCTTACTCCCTCGACCTTTACCCAACCTTGTCCAGTCTTGTGCTGGCATATACACCCCTTGCTCTCGCACTTATCGTGCCAGTGCGCTGCACGCTTTAGATGGTTAGCCTTGTTTTCCTCACCGGCTTTGTAACAGTTTGAGCAGATCACCAGTCAAATCCTAAACCTAGTTCTATAAAAGGCAGCGTAATAAGTAATTCTTTACGATGGTCTCCATCACCTGTAAACATAAAGTCAAAGCTAAAATCAGGATGACGTGACGTTAGATTGGTTATCTTCATTCTTCTGTCTCACTTCCACCTTGGACCACCGCTTGCTCTGTGGCATTTGTTTCTTCTTGAACTTTGCTTGCTTCCGTTTCTTCAACGGTTTGATTGTTGACGCCATTTGGGTCACTCCAAATCTCTGCTGTTGTTAGTTCACCTTCTGGTACTGGCATTTTCTTCTCCCTTTTTCTGATGGCTGTATAAACTACATCTTCTACTTCAACTTGGCCCCACTTCATATCTTTAATAAACAAATATGAAATGTGGTACTCGCCTGTTTCAATGTGCTTCTTTGCTAAACTAACAAGACCCTTCTCGCTAGTTCCGGTTATTCGCATACCGCAATTACAAGTAACCCCGTATTCAGGTGGTCTATCAATCATTGCTTCTCCTTTAACCATTGGGCTAAATCCTGGATAACCCAGGCTTGATCTATCGAAGCGTTGCGACGCTTAACTATTACATAAGACGGTGGCACTTCCCCAAGACCACGTGCCTTCGCATAGTTAAGCGCCTCAACTTGTGCTTCTCTCCAGAACTGAGGCAGCGAAAGGGTCTGCCTGTTCTTGAGTTCAAGGATGTAAGTTTCCCCTGCGATAACAGTAACGATGTCGCCCTCATCCTTTGCTCCAGCCTTAGTCAGACGCTCTGCTATAGCTCCCATTTTGCGGAGCCACCTCATTACATCTGTCTCAAACTGAGAACCTTTAGTCTTGTTGTACTGACTCATCTACCAATACAACCTTGTTGGTTTTGTAAACCATCTGACCTTCTTCATCTTTGACTATCTCAACGATGCCGGACTGTATCATCGCATTAAAGAAGTTAGCCAAGTCAACTTTAAGTATTGCTACTTCTCTTTCAACATCACTCATTTTAATATCCTTTACTGGACTATGTAAGGTCCTTGGTAACCATTGATTGTATCGTTCTTAATCATAACACCCCAAGCATTTTTATCTGATATCTGACAGGCTGCATAGTTTACAAACAGTGTTGCGTAGTCCTTACCATCTGCAGCGTGTGGCCCAAAGCGGTTCTTTACAGCAGCCACTTTTAGTTCACCATTGCTTGGGTCATAACCAAGCGTCAAGATCAGCGCTGGTAACTGACTTACCTTGCCGTGAATGGCACGTCTAGCAGGTGGATTAGATGGTGATCCGTACTCACTCTGCTCGCTGACGTGGTGCAGTACAAGTACGCAGGCTTCTGTCTTACGTGCCATATCGTGCAGTTCCATCATTATCGCACGTAAGCCAGCCCACTCATTGTCAGTCTCTGCTGCTACGTTCATTAAGTTATCTATAACTATCAGCTCTGGAGCCTGTCCGTACAACTCCACGTATGCTCTGATCTCTAACTCGATATCGTCTAGCGATGGCGAGGAATCAAAGACCCATTTAATATGGCTAAGTTTTCCAAAGTGTTTATCGTAGTAGTGCTTATCGTTAGATAAGTTTAACTCCACCGATACCTGTGAATGACCGGATGCAACAGATGCTGCTCTCATCATTACAGTTGTAGTATCTGTATCTGCCGAGAAGAAAAGCGTTGATACGTTTGCCTTCATCGCATAGACAAGTGCAAACATAGACTTACCAGCGTTAGGTGCTGCAGCTACCATACAGACTTGTCCTCGTCGGAACTTAATCTGCTTAGCCGCCAGCGCCTGCCACACGTCAGGTAGTGGTGTTGCTTTGGTAAGCACCCCACTCCAAGCGCGTGATAAGTCAAGCAACGTCTTCCCCTCTCAACGTAATATTCTTTTGTCGGCGGATCAACCGCCTTTGATTTTCAGATAGACCGCCCCAAATTCCAAAGCGTTCTTTGATAATGCCCCACTCTGCACACTCGTTACGGTGTATACAGCTACCGCAGATAGACTTTGCTATTGCAATGTCTCTCGTGTCAGATGTCTTTTCTGGAAACCAGAAATCGCCACCTACTGTAGCGCAAGCAGGGTTTTCATATAACCCTGGATCGCGCATTGACTATCTAATCCAGATGGTCTCGCACTTGTCTGTTGCACCCTTTGGAGCCGCACACATATAGCCCTTCCAAGGTCCACGAGCTGATGTACCTGTACGTAATGCCATCACACCGTGACGGCAAGACTGATCTCCACCTGCTGGTGCAGGTGCTGCAACTGGTGTTGCATTAAATGCTGCAGCAACTGCTGCAACTGTTGGTGCTGGTGCTGCTACAGGTGCTGGTGCTGATCCACCTGATAGTTCATTACCGGTAGCACGAATGTTAAGTGCGTTCATTGCAAGATCTGCAAGACCTGATTCTAATTCTGTAACTGATGCAGCATATAGATTGATAAGCGTTCCATCGGATAACTTGTAGTTAACCTGGAACTTGGTTGATTCTGGTGCAGCCATATTACTTTCCTCCACTTGGTTTGATGTTTAATCTAATAGATTCTTTACCAATTAACTTTGGCAAGAAGCCTAATAGTTTTTCTACTTGTTCAGAGTCAACTGTCTCACGACCTTTAACGGAAGTCCAACTGATCTGAATACCACTAGCAGTAACGCCAGTAGTTCCCTCGAAGGATGACTTCAAGGAATCCTGTTCTGTCTTCATCTCTTTAATCTTCTCATCTAACTGCAGATACTTCAATGCGTGTGTGTCAATCTGTGCGTCCTCAATCACGACTTCACTAAGGACGATACGTTCTTTTATTAAACCTACGCAACCCATCTCACCGGATGCGTCATAGTACTGGCAGTAAAGTTTGCAGAAGTTAACATCCTTCTCAGGTGCTGGTGCTTCTGTTAAGTTCTTTACATTAGTCAACCATTGCAGTGCCTCTAGTGCAGAGACTTCATCGTATGGTTCGGAGTGGACTTTGATATCTCGCTCATCACCATCACGTGCTATTGCTACTAAGTTAACCGTCTTAACTTCGTGACCGTTCTTAGATAGCAGATAACCATAGACCTGCACCTGCCAGCGCTGTTGCACTGTTGGAAAGTATGAAAGGTTCTTAACCTTGCTTGTCTTCCAGTCAATGACCGCGCCAATACCTGGTACGAATAAGTCAACGTGTGCTTTCATATCACCATACTCAACTGGAGTCTCGACTAGGTAATCTTTACCTTCTGGATCTAGTGTGGTGATGGCATCTTCGATGGCTGCGTGTATGGCAGTACCCATAATTGCTGCCAGCTTTGACTGGTTATCGTTAGTCTCTGGTTGACCGTTAATTCGGTACCAAACCTTACGCCGGCAGCCACCTATCTCTGATGGACCTACCTGTCTTTGCTTACTGCGGTCACGCCCTGCATCTTTAGAGTGCAGTACGTGCAGTAGTAACTCCTTCGGATCTTCAATCATCTTTCATCCCTCTTTGTTAGCCAGTAATCGAAAGCATATGCCCCGACGAAACCAATTAGCAAACCGAACAAGAACTTAATCATTCTTCCCACCCTCTCTGTTGAGTAACTATTTGTATCGGTGGACAGGTATTGATGTCAAGAACCGACGCGATCTTTACTGCTCTTTCTGAAACAACCTTTGCCATTAGCAGGCTCTTATACGAGTGTGGCTTCAAAGAATAAAGATAACCAAGTGCATAAGGACCGCCACTGCCTGCTGTAAATAGACCGTGCTCACTTGCGTTAAACGATAAGTCTTGGCCTATCGAGAACAACATAGAATCAAAAGAGATTAGATAGCAGAAGCTCGCATCCTTATCCATCTCGTACCCATTCTCCTTAAAGGCTAACTGGATACTTGGGATTATTCTTTTACCCATCCACTCAACAGGGTTAGTTCCCTTGTAGACCGGAGGCTTCCAGTTATAGGTGAGGATATCGCCAGGGCGTGAGTCGCCAGTGACGCCGAGAAGATACTTCCCGACGCGAATGATTTTCGGAGTTTGCGTACTGATGACGCGTTGATCGTTATCAGTTATCTGCGAATCAGCGGCAAGGACTACGAAGTCAGGTCCCTGGATTCCTACCAGTGTTGTCATTAGCGGATCCTACCACGGCGTGTCGCAAGACACACATTTGGCAGGCATCTGTGTACAATATGAGCTGTAGGCGAATAACAGTAGGCGGCCCTTATCAGGGCCGAGGCGTAGCCGAGAGGCGACTGACCCACAGGAAGGAGCCGTGCCAGGCAATGCGGTTCCACCCCTTTGTTATGCCTAAATTCCTGCGCCGTAAGGCGCACCACGATGCCCTTCCTGAGCCTTTCGGCACCGATTTAAGGGCCTTTGGCCCTGTCCACGTATGTCCTTGTGGGTCGCAAGTCTTCAGCGTTATGGCAGCCTTTAATGACTACGAGCTAGTCTGGTATTTTCTTGATGCTACCTGCGTAAGTTGCGGTAATTTGATCCGCGTACCCTGTCCGGTGGATAAAGATGAAGCACAGTCTTTCAGAGATTGATGAAGCAAAGCGGATGGGTAACTGCTCCGTCTGCGGATACACCAGAGTAAAGTTAAGAGACTCCAAAAGAACTACCTTGGCTAGTCGCTATCGCTGCAAGGAAGTCTACCGCCGCAACCGCCTGAAGACTGAGTACCCATATACCGTTTACAAGAAAGACACCTGCCTACATTGTGGCTTTATACCTGAACATAGAAGCCAGCTCGACGTAGACCACATAGACGGTGACCGTTGGAACAATGACCCTGCTAATTTGCAAACCCTTTGTGCTAACTGCCACCGATTAAAGACACACTTAAATAACGATAGTGACTCTGGCATATTTTAAGCACAAAAAAAGGAGCCCCCCACCCCGAAGGGTGGAGGGCTTTTGCCTCGCGCTTATGGGCTAATTACTTAGCACCACGACCAAACTCTGATGCCTTTGGGTCTAATGCCTTTAGCAATGGACCGGCAATAGCAGCGATACCTGCTGTTGCTAAAGCCTTTGGATCCGTAACTCCAGCAAGGTAAAGCGCAATTATTGACGCAATACCAGCACGAAGATAAGTTGCTGCGATAGCTTCTAATTTCTTCTTGTTCATTTTTTCTCCTTATGACTTAAAGACTGGCTTACCAAAACCAACGATGTACACAGGTAGTGACTTCTTGATCTTGGAACCATTCTTT